TAGCAAATGTTGCCAATGCCTGATATTTAGAATAAATCAACCAAGCCAAACCAACTGTAAGGGTAACGCCCTTATATTCAATCATAAAATTAGCTAAGCTCATGAAGCCATTCAATGCGGAGTTGAATTGAGATTTTGTCGGTAGAAATGATGTTTTGGTCTGGGTTGATGAACACAGCTACCGAGGTAATCTCGTTAGCCATATTACGATTGATGACGTTCTCGCCTTCGCCTTCCAGGTATTTGATCAATCCCACTGGCAACTTACCAGTAGCAGGATCTAACTGTACTGAATCGTTGAGTTGCTCGAGATACGTGTCATAGACCAGCCTGATGGCCTTATCGATCACCCTGCCGTTGGCAATGGTGGAGTAATCATCTGTGGTAGGTACCATTGTAGGATCATCTACCCAGTAGTAGCCGGAGCGACCTGGGAATATTCTCAGGAAGATGTAACCTTTTTCAAATAAGGTATCCAATCCGTCGAAATCTTCGGCTTTCACGCCTCCGATATAAGCAGTCTGGGTGGCTACAACGCCGTCTTTTACTCTGCCAATATTGGTAGAAACTGCAATTTTCGCTAATCGACCGAGCAACAATCCCACATGCGGCAATGCCGCTGCATCGTCGTCGTTGCAGGAAATAACCACGCCCACATTGCGAGTAGCAAATGCTGCTCGAGCTGCTAAGTCTGCGAGGTCGCCTTCGTCGAATCCGTAATGACCTACTACAGCTCTCGCTGGTGTGATGGCCGCCTGAAGGCTTTCGAGATAGGTTTGCAACGCCTTCACATCGGTAACGAAGTTGGCAGGCGTACCATCGGTAATAGTAGGAGTAGCAGGATTTAAGCTGATACCTACTATTTTGATGGCGCCTTGCGCAAATGCGATCAATGCCGGAAGATGGGTATCTACCACATCATCGAGCAACACGGTATCTGCCACCGGCATTACGTACAATTGGGAGCCGTCGCCCGCTTCGGCGAAGAAATTCAGCAGCTGCTCTTTTGCGTGTGCGGTGAGCTCGGCATCCAATGCCTCAACACCTCTTTTGGAAGTAACGAGGAATCCGGTACCGAGAGGAATCTCGGTGCTGGTATCGTTGGTCACTACCAGTCCGGCAATGCCGTCGGCAGTGGTGGCCACACGTCCCAGTCCGCCGTTTTGGATTTCTATATTAACATTAGGCAGTGCCATAGGTTACTATTTTTTAGATTTAGATTTGGGTTTCGGTGCTGCTGTCTCCTCGGTGGCTGCTGGTGCAACTTCTTCGGGCGCTGGCGCTGCAAATGTCTGCTCTCTGGTCCAGGTTACTGTAGTAGCATCCGCTAATGTGGATGCGTGCACGCGAGCTGCATCGGATTGAAAGAATGCAGTTCCATCGCTGGTGAAAGTGAATTCATCTACATTTGGGAACTGGTTGAACTTGCGTTGTGCTTCCTGCTGTGTCATATAAAAAAGTGACGGGGGATTGAAATAATGTAAAGGAGGATTATTAATACCAGGGCAGCTACTGCAAATCGCAGCCATGAAGGCCACTGCACTACTACTCGGTCTCGGTATTCGGTTTTGGTTTTGGAACTGGCATTGCGCAGCTCGGAGTCTTTGGCTACAAGTAACCGGTAGATGCTGTCGCAGCGTGAAAGAGCAGTGTATGAGCCATCGGCATTGCGGTACACCACTACGGTGCTGCGGCCTGTGTCTCGGTATGCCACTACTCCTACATAGCGCACCGGGATGCTATCCGGGTGAAAGCTCGCTGAAGATCTATCTTCAGTAATGCGCAGCGTGTCTACACGTACCGTCTCAACGTAACTGATGGAATCCTTCACCACTACTGTGCTGCTGGTCACCTGTTTGGCAGATTTACATCCACCAAACAGGATCAGGGCAGCAGCAAGCAGTATGTGAGTAAAGTATTTCATGTTATACAGATGCTAAAAATGATTGACTCACAACATTCCAGGTAGATCCCATCCAAACCAAATGAAAGGAGCCAAAATTACCGTCGGGCAACACTGGCGTAGATTCATTTAATCCTGTGACAAAGGGCTCTGGAAAGCTCAAAATCGTATTGTTCTCAGTTGTCGCCTTTTTTAGAATCAAAAAGACCGATGATCCTATATACAGCTCAGGCACAGGGATTAGATTCACCTCTACTTCCTCGGGCAACAAATCCTCCACCTTGATGATGGTAAGAGCGTTACTGATGGTAGCGTTGATTTTATTGTCCTCTGTGAGAACTGCATCAATCTTCGTGGCTGGGCCGTAAGGGAAAGGAAACATCTTAGTTCAATTGAAGAGTTGACTGAGAAATGAAGTTGGTGCCGTCAAAGACGAACGTCAATAAGAATGATTTGCTGGCAGTCACCGTGAAGGCGTGGCCTACCATTCCTGTTCCTGGCGTTAATGCACGGTTGGTACCGTCGGCACTGACTCTTACATAAAGAAGATCGCCAGCCTCTACTTCATCATTCACGGTAAGGTTAAGTGTTCCGTCTGCTGACATCTGAGAGATGGTAGCATACGTAACAGAGTTGTCAACCGATAGCGCCATAGTAGCGCCTGCTGTAACAGCCGACTTGGTTGCTGGTCCGAATGGGTATTTGATGGTCTGTGCCATTTTTTTAGATTTTAAAGCTTAGTAGTTCGTTTGATTTTGGTAGGCACCGGGCAGTTGTTGGGACAGTTGTTAATGATTACCTCAAAGTCTTTCCGCAGTAACCTGATTTCTTCCTCGAGGGAGTTGTTGCGTTGAATGAGAGCGTTGTTGCTTTCGATGTAAGTGTTGAGTTTGGTTTCCAGATCGGCATCCATTTCCCGCCAAATCTTGATGGCTTTCTCAACGTTATCGAGTTCCGTGGTCTTCACCTGGGCGGTTTGCTGTCGGCGGCCAAATAGCCAACCGAGCAGCAGTGTCACCACCGAAGGGATGATATTCGTTAATAGCAACTCCACGTTGATGGATTACGCGTTAGTGTCCTGGACGATAGCGATTGCCCCCTTACCATCGGCACGTCTTAATCTACCGCCTAGTCTCAAAAGACTGGAGTAAACATCTCCGTACATAGTAGGGTTATCCAAATCCTCAAAGAACTTAACTTGACCCAAGGCTCTTTCTACAGAGTTTTCTTGCCAGCAGATTACTGAGTCGCAGTGATCAGTATCTCCGGCTGCGCCGTAAGCCACCAATGTTGGGGTTGTAGTATCGTGCTTATATGTTAATGTATCGGCTCTTTCATAGATGTCAAAGCCAAGCAATCTACCCACAGCGCCTTCAGGAAGGTTCAATGCGGTTGAAAAGTCTCTTTCTTGTGTGATAGATAATGCCTCTTTAAGTTGAGACATCATCTCAGCAGAAAACAACGCACAACGGCCATTCTTTGGAATACTCTGCTTATTCATCCATTTCTGCGCTGCAATGAGGTCTTTCACTACAAATGCCTTTCTGTTGCCAGTAGCACCATCTAAGTGAGCTAGTATAGCCGACCCTGTGGTTCTGATAATCTTGCCGCTATTTGTAGCTGGTTGCGGAGCCCATTTGCGTAACATTAAATCGCCGGCAACTTCCTGAATGGTTTCGTTGTGGTCGGTTAATAATGAAACTCTTTTGTCGTAAGACAATTCCGCAGTGTCGGCATTCGGTAAATGAACAGGATCGGTTGTAATCTCGTCCAATGTATAAGTAATGTCAACGTCTGTTCGCTGCGTGATTTGAGCAGGTAATAACGATCTGTTTACTTTCACACCAGGCTTTGCTCCAGCATTGGGAATGTGAACTACTTTACCCTGTAACACATATTGATCGGCGTTAAACGAACGCGTGATAAATTCGTTGTTTTTGAATAAATTAGCTACAATAGTTTCTTCCCAAATCTCTCGCTGAATGGCCATAAATGACAATCCTGCAAGGTCTTTGTTGTGCAGTTTTCCGGACAATAATGCCGCAGTCTGTACGATAACAGAAAACACTGTAAACACTCCGGCGAATGCCAGGGCAGGAACAGCCGTAATAGGTTCTAATCCTACACCCACAGCTAAGGTAAGTGCGAATAATACAGCAATGTTGAATAACAGTTTGCCGAATGATGATACTCTTTTCATGATTATTGAGTTAGATAATAGTTTGTGAATTAGTTAGGTTTCTTGCCGAATTTGGTTTCAAACTTCTCGATGTAAAGGGCAGGGTAATTCAACTTCACAGTTGACAATTTGCCTTGTTTGTCGAGTTCATCCCACGAAAGGGCAGAAAGGGTCGCCAATTCGTCCTTAGATTCTTTAGCGCCCAGGTACTCGGCAACCTTCACATGCTTAGGTCTTGCATCGATTACTGATTTAACAGACTCGATATCGGCAGCTGCCAATTTTGCAAAGCCTGCTTTCTCGGCTTCTACAATACGTCCTTCGCTGATGGCTGTATCCAGCATGAGGTTGATGGCATCGGTTTTAGCTTTTGCTTTCAAGGTTTCCGCCTCTTCTTTGTAGGCATTTCTTTCGCCAATCACGCCTTCGATGGCGGATTTGATTTGGTCTTCGTTGGCTTCGGCAGATAGGTTGAGCACTGCCGCCAGAACTGTAAGTTTGGTCACGGTTTGTGGATTTTGTGATTTAATTAAGTTTGCAGATAGTTTCAGCACGTCTTCTTTAGAATTGAGCTGAATCATATTGTCGGATTCGTCGTAAAGCACTAAAGCCCCATCATTGGAGCCTATGTCTACAATCGAAGCCTCGATCATTTTGCATTTTTTGAGGATAGGCATCATGCGGCGTTCGCCTTCAGATAGCTCTACCATTACAGAAGGATTGCGACCTGTACGCAACAGGTATTCATCTTCCTCTATAAGATCTAATTCATAATTGCCAAGTCCGGCAGATGCCATGCGGATGTGACCATCCTCGACCTTATGATAGATCTGCATAGCAAACTCATCCTTGTCGTCGAAATAAGGAATGGCGGTAATCTTACCGTCTTTCACTTCGATATCCTGCCAGTGGCCGAGGGGCAATACTTCAGACTTGGAATTTCCGCGAGCCCTGGAATGCATCCATAGCGCAATTGGGTTGCGTTGAAACTGCGCCAAATCGACACCGTCGGTCATAACGGCGAATCCGAGAGCGTTTTCTGTCTCGTCTGATAATACAAATCGTTTGGTCGACTTCGGCATTGGTATGATTTCGAGTCAAATTTTGAATAGAAATTGCAATTATTTTGCCTATATCGGACACAATGGCAGTAAACGTAGACACAATGGCAGTAAATGGCGAAGCCGTTTTATAGGGTCGTTTTGAGGCTGTTTTTTCGTTGAAATTTGTCACAAACCGAGGCAATGGCCAATAAGAAGGACAAAGAGAAGGAATACGCCAAGCTGCTTTTTGTGAAAGAAAACCTTACACAAAAAGAGGTAGCGGAGCGCTGTGGCGTTACCGAGAAGACGATGAGTCGATGGGTGCGTGACGAAAAGTGGGAGGATCTAAAAGTTTCCCTACTCACCACCAAAGAAGATGAATTGCGCAGGCTGTATGCTCAATTAAAAGAGCTCAACGATATGGTATATAAAAGACCAGAAGGTGAACGCTATGCCAATAACAAAGATGCAGACATCATCAGCAAGCTCACAGCATCGATCCGACAGCTGGAAACTGAGACCTCTATCGCTCAGATTGTAGAGGTAGGCAAATCATTAGCCGAATGGCTACGGAAGATTGATGTGGATAAGGCCAAGGAGTTTGTAAGCTATTTTGATGGATTCATCAAAGACCGTTTAAAGTAAGTTTAAATGAAGGTTAAAGACCGGAGTGCGATAGCGGAATGGGACTTGTACGTTGACCAGATACGTGCGTCCACAGCTGTGGACATGAGTGAAACCCATGCCGACAAACTCAAAAGGATGGCAGCACTGGAAGCAGATCCCGAAGCCTGGTTTGATTATTACTTTCCCAAATTTGCATTTTGCAAACCTGCGGCATTTCATAAGAAATCTACCCGCAAGTTTTTAAAGGCAGATAGAATCGTACATTCCCGTAAATGGGCTCGTGGACTCTCGAAGTCTACCCGCCGCATGTTTGAGGTCTTGTATAAAGTACTGGCACAAAAGTTTCGCGCCAACTTACTATTGATTTCCAAATCGGAAGGCAATGCCATGCGACTGCTGGCACCTTATAGAGCACAGCTAGAATTTAACCAACGACTGATCAACGACTACGGCGCTCAGGCGATGCCTGGCAAATGGAAGGAGGATGAATTCATTACCCGTGGTGGCAGTAGCTTCCGGGCTGTGGGTGCCGATCAAAACCCAAGGGGTAACAGAAATGAAGAGCTAAGGTCCAACATCATCATCTTTGACGACGTGGACGACGATGAGGTATGTCGCAACACCGACAGGCTCGACAGTCGCTGGCAGTGGATACAGGAAGCGGTAATACCTACTGTGGATATCTCGGCACCTTACTTTATTTGCTTTGATAACAACGTGATAGCGGAAGATGCTATCGCAGTGAGAGCGAGTAAGATT